CGGGCGTCATACCCCTGAGGTTACTTGCCCTTGATGAGACTGCCCAGTAGCAGGAGCAGTCCGCCACTGATGAGTGTGACCACCGCCGTGATGACGTACCGGGTCCAGTGCGTCTGCCCCGACCGGTACCGTTCCAGCTCCTTCTCCATATCCACGAAGCTCCGCTGGCTGTGGGACTTTTGCTCCCCCTCCAGTGCCTGGAGGCGCTTTTCGTGGTCGGCTAGCTGGTGGCCATGGCGGAGCAGTTCCCCCTTGGATCCGGCGTTGTCGTTGAGGGCTTCGTTCAGTTTGCTGGGAAGGCTTTCCAAGGCGGGCAGGGCCCGCACCAGGCGCTCTTCCGTATCGGGGCGCAACGTCATGACAGATGTCTCCGACTGTACCACCGTCGCATAACGAGACACCTCCATGGACTTACCTCTCCTCAGGTGAGACAACCCACGGCCCCGCCCCGGTGGGCATGTCAGGGCTGGGGCGAGCCTGGGGGTGCAGGTGCTTCACCAACCAGTTGACCACCCGGCGTTGCCTGTCGGGGGTGCTACCCACGGCCTCGTCGGGGGCCGTGTCAGTGGTCTGCAAGAGGTGTTCGTAGGCGCCGCAGGCACACCCGGGTAGGGCCAGCCGGCCCAAACCGGAGTCCTCATCCGCGACCACCTGAAGGCTGGAAAACGCGTGCTCCGACCGCGCGCGACACGACCCGCACACACGGGTCAGGACTTGGGCTGTGGGGTCAAGGCTGATAACTGGCACGCCGTCCAGGCTATCACGTGGGGCTACACCGCCGTGACGTTGAGGTCCAGCGACACACTCCCCGCCGCCGCCGCGGTCCACTGCACACGTGCGCCGGCCACGTCGCTGGTGAAGGTCACTCCGCCCAGGGCCCCGGTGACGTTGGTCACCGTGCCCGTGGCGGTGACGCTGCTAGGGGCCAGTGTGAAGCGCTTGGGGAACGGGCTGGACTCGTAGTAGGTCTCACCGGCGGCCCCGGCGTAGTGCTTCTTGGTGAAGCGGTTGGTCACCGATCCCGGGCCAATCCCCACCGCCTGTTGGTTGAACCGCGTGCTGACGGCCGCGCCGGCCGTGCCGCTTTGCGGGGCTGACAGCAACAGCTCGCCGGTGAGGTGTGCGGCCAGGTCGATCTGGCTGTTGTCACTGCCCGTCGAATAGCGGCGGTGAAAAATCCCCGTGGCCGTGATGTCCAGCATCATGGGCACGGTGGCGGCGATGGAACGCCGCCACCCACCTTGGTCGTAGTAGGCGTTGCTCGTGAGCCGAAATCCCCTGTCAACCACGCTGTGATACACCGCCACCGGGGCCGACGCCGCCGGCAGCACGTAGAACAGCAGCTGGTAGTCGGGGGTGGTGGTTTCTGTAAACGTAACACCCTCGAAGTCCTGGTTAGCACGAAGCTGTACCAAGTCCGCGCTGATGGTCTGGGAGGCTGTCCAGGTGTTGGGAATGGCCTTCTTCCCCACTTGCCCGTCCAACGTGTTGACCTGCCCCAACAGCGAGGTGAGCGCATTGAACAGCGTGCCTGCCGTCCAAGAATAGGCCCCGGCGGTGGCCCCTTCGATGCCAATCTTTCGGGCGCCAGAGATGGTCAGAAAGGTGTTCGCCAGCTGGATAATGATGGCGTCCAGGGCGTCTTCCACCGTGGCTGCGGGGTTTGGGGTTCCGTTGGCCCAATTCGCGCCTCCACCGTAGTTCACCGCGGTGGCCGGGTGAGGGTCGGCAGCGCCGGTCACGTGGGCGTTGTAAAAGCCCATGATGGCTGCCAGCGCTGTACTCACACGGCCCGCACGCAGGGCCCGGGGGGTACCCGTGGTAACAAAAGCGTCCTCACGGCGGCTGCTATCCAGCCCGGCGGCAACAAACGTGGTCTGGCCAAACGTGCGCAGCGCGTCTACCAGCAAGACCCCTTCGTTATCGAGGGCCGGGCGGCTGGGGCTGGGGCTTTCTGCGCTCATGACAATCTTGAACCGGTAGCCTTCCGCACGCTGGAAGAACACCGTGACGCTGTTGCCGTCGAGGCGGGGGTCGGTCAGGACGCGCTCGTACACCAAGAACACACTGATCCAGCGGGCATTGCCGTTGGTCGTGACCGCCGTGGACACGTTGGTGAAGTCCTTGGACAGGTCGACGTTCTGGTTGGTGGGGACACTCAACCGCCGCCCCAACTTGTCGTAGGCGGCCCCCAAGGAGCAGGCCAACGTCAGGTTGGGCATGGCCTGTTGGGTCATGATAAGACCGGTCAACACGCCCTGCATACCCATGTCCTGCATACGGGCAAGGTCGGCGGTTTCCAGCTGCGTAAAGGCCAGGTCGAGTTCGGCCTCCGTCACCTTTTGCTTGAAGTACCAGTCGAGACGGTCACTCATGGGTAATGGCCCTTCAGTGCAGGATAAACTCGGTGTCAAGGCTACTTAGCCCTAGCTCCACGTGGTCAATGTCTGTGGGTACGGTGGGCTCGCGCAGCTCCATGAAGTGTGTATGGGCGGGTTTCATGTACTCCACCAACGTGCGCAGCCGCTGACGCTGCTCAGGCGTCAGCACCACCGCCGACTCCACGTCGAATGAATACGTGGCCGTGTCCGACCCCGCCCCCAGCTCCCACATGGGCGGCTCCAGTGCCCCCAGCTCCGCCACGCCCAGCTCAAACCCCTGGCTGTCGAACTGCACCACGGACACTTCCACGCCCAGGAAGAACCTCACCACGTTGCGTATCCCCGGCGCCGTCCCTTTCTGCCGGTAGATTCCTACCAGGAGTTGGACCAAACGCCGCTTATCGGTCACCGACAGGTCGAACCGGAACGGGTTCCCCATACTGGCCAGCATCAGGTCCAGGGCCCACTCGGGGGCCAGGTCGGGGTCGAAGATGTCCACCCACTGGTCGATGTCCGCCAGCAACAACGTCACCACGTCTTGCAGGCACAGGCACAGGTTGCGGAGGTCGCCGGAGACGTCCTCGCGGCGGTTCATCGCCGGGAGCAACTCGTAGAGGTCAAAGCGGCGCCCCACCGGCTGGGCGGGCACCACGGCCACAAAGGCGGCGGTGTTGGCGGCCGGGTCCACCGGGTTGCCCGCCACATCCTCCAGACCCACCGCGGTCAACTGGTAGGTGATCCCCGGGCTCAGCTCCGCGTCAAAGGTCAGATCAAACGTGCCTGGCCCTACCCGCTCCACACGCACAAGCCCCGGGACAAAGTACGGCACCTGCACACCCACCAGGCCGTAGCCATTGGGGTCCAGGGCGGTGTCGCTCATGGGCTCGCTGAAGGTCACCCGTACCTGGCGCACCCCCAGCGCCTGGGCCGCCACCAGGGCGGGGGCGGTCTCGTCGGCGGTGTGGAACGTCCAGCTGGCAAAGCTGTACGTGCCGTCCTGCAAGAACGCCTGCACCAGTACGGTCACGTCGGCGTCGCTGGCAAAGGGCGCGTCGGCATGGGCCAGCACGAACGTGCCCAGCACACCGGGCCCCTGCGAGTACGAACTGCCCCCGGCGTTGTAGGGCGCCACGAAGACCCCCTGGTCGTACGCAACCACACCGTTCACGAACACCCGGGTCAGCGCCGTGTTGATGGCTGCCGGCGCTGGCCCCAGGTCCGCCAGGCTGAAGACCAGGGGTTGGGCCCGGGGGACCTCCGTGTGGCCGTCCTCCGGGTAGGTGAAGACGGGGGCCAGGCGGCGGGTGTCGTCGGCCAGGGCCAGGCCGTCCAGGTACACACCGGGTAGCTCCACCTCCGTGGGGGTGTTGGCGGGCCCTGTGAGGAGAAGCCGGAACCGGACCGTGGTGGGGCTACTGCTCTGACGTACCCAGATGGCCTGGGCGTCGAAGTCGAGCGTTCGTCCGACAGGGATCTCCACCGAGTTCTCATGGAAGCCGTCGCCCCAGGTCACCACCCACGCCCACCCCTGGGGCAGGGTGGCCGGCCCCCGCAGCCGCATCCGAAACGGGATCAGCGTGTGGGGCGTGGGGGCCGTGGGGCCAACGTCCGCGGTCTGTTGGAGGACTAGGCTCTCGCCGGCTAGGAGTGTGTCTGTGCGGCCGGGGACGTCGCTGCCCAGCACAAACGCCCAGCTGCCCGCCGGGGCCTGCCATCCAGCCGGCTGCACACGGCCCTGTGAGCCGCCCAGGTCACGGAAGAGCGCGGAGGTCATGGGGGCTAGAGAGTCGCTAACAACTGTCGTTGCAGCTCGATCTGGTCAAAGTAAGCCCGGCGGTTGATGTCCTTGACCGCCACTCCAAAGCCGGCTCGGCCACCGGTGAACGCCGCCGACCCACTGTTGACCGCCAGGGCGTCGTCAATGAAGGGGTTGGAGAGCCCCGCAATGGGGGCCCACACCGGGTTGTTGACGGTGACCCCGTTGGCGGTGAGGTCACTGCGGAAGCAGTTGAGCGCCACGTCCCCGTTGGTGTTGACGATGACGTCCAACCGTAGGTGCAGCCACGTGTCGATGGGAAAGGTGGCCGTGCTACGGCCCAGTATGCCCAGGGTGCCTGGCAAGCCTGCGGGCACGCCGTCCACCAGGCGCCCCTTACGCAGCACAATCCGACTGGGCTCCTCGTCCGACAGGCCCAGGAGGTAGGCGTTGTCTGAGATGTCCGGGCCCTGGGCACACAGGAACAGGAAGGGGCTGAAGTTGGTCGGGCCGCCGCTGAGCCCACGTTTCATGGCCACGCGCAGCGAGCCCCCCTTGGCCATGGGGGCAAAGTTCACGAGGTTGGAGAACAGCGTGCACCCGCCATTGACCAAGGCCAAGCTGTTGAACCCGTAGACAAAGCTGCCCCCACCAGGAGGGCGTGCGGCTCCCGCCGTGACGCCGCGGTCAAGGGTTGCCTGGGAGAGGCTATTCGTGCTTTCCGTCCAGTCTGCCTGAGCCACCCGTGGAGCTTACACCGTGACCATGAGTCGGTTCCAGAAGACCGCGGGGTCGGCCAGGAGGTACAACAGGCCTTGGCCACTGTCGGTGAGGTCGACCACGGTGCTCCCGTTGCCCGCCTCCCGAGACAACACCACCGTGTCCGCGCTGGGTAGGTTCAGCACGTAGTACAACGGCCCTGTCTGTAGACCGCCCGGAGCCACACCGCCTGGGCCTAGTTCCACCTGAAACGCTGTGGACGGGCTGCTGGCAATGTCTGTGGAGCGCAAGGTGTCGGCGGGCACGCTGTCCACGACGAACACACGAGGCGCCTCCACCTGTTCGAACGTCTCTGTACCCGTCACGGTGCTCACCACGGGCGCCTTGCTCCATGTGGCGAACTCGTAGAACAGGGCGTACACGCCCACCACCCACCCCACGGCAAACGACTCCTTCACGGGCGCGCTGGCCTCTACGTCGTCCCAGTCGAGGAGGAGCTTGTCGTTGCTCCAGCCCTGGTCGAATGTGTCAGCCGGGACACGGGGACCGTGGGCCGACACCCCCCACGACACCAACGTCCCCACCTCCCCCACGGCCTGATCCTGCACCTGAATGCTCCAGGTGCCGTCAAGCCCAAAGAGAATCGCTTCCGGCTCGAACATCACATCTGCCCGGATGCCTTCAGGGCCAGCTACCTGCCGGTTCCAAACGTTCCCCGTCGTGTAGGTGGCGCCCGGGTCAAGGATGGTGACCACGAGGTCGGCGCCCCGTGGGTGGTCTACTCGGGCCTGGACGTACACTTCCGTGGGGCCCAGGTCGTCAAAGTTCACCACAAAGAGAGTGGACCCTTGCACCGGGCCCGCATCGAAGATGCCCAGACCGGGCGTGGCCGTGAGCACCCCTAGCCGAGGGCCCCGGAACGTGGCCGGGGTAGGACCCTCCAACGTGGTGAGGTAGTTCTGGTTGTTGCTCCACAACTCCTCAAAGCTGTCGATCGACGTGGGCGTGTCGATGACCAGCGTGGTGAAGGACGCCGGGGCAAAGGAGGCCACGTCGTAAGTGGACTGGAAGGTATCGCCGCCCCAACCCACCTCAAACCCGTCGACCAGGGGGCCCGCTCCAGTGAAGGGGGCCACGTCGTAGGCGGCCGCTCCGAACTTGGCCAGGGTCCAGCTGGCTGCCTGGCCGGCCGTGGCGCCCTCCACCTCAAAGCTCAGGTTCTGCAGGACAGCCATCAGAAGAGCGCTCCCGAGTCCGCATCCACCAAGGACACCGTACCCAGCACCGGGAACTCCCGTAGGCCCAGGGTGAGGTCAGCGCGTTCCCCGTTGAGCAGCAAGCCACCTGTGCCCGCGTCCACCTTGCGGACACCCACCGTGTCACGCACCAGATTGAACACGTCGCTCCAGGCCAGCTGGGGGCTAGGGCGGCCCTGGGAGTCGACGATGTTGGCGCCAAAGTCCACGAGCGTGTTGCGGGTGCCGTCGGCGTTGACGGGTTGGAAGAACTCGGTCAGGGCCTTGCGCACCGCCGCCCCCACCCAGGCCCGTCCCAACGGCCCGCTCTGGGCCAGGTGCACCACGGCGGACACGTCCACCTGCCGGAACACCGGGTCCAGCACCAGCACCTGGAACGTCACCTGGCAGGGGTACACCTCGGTCACCTGCAACCGCACCAGCTCTTTCAACGCGGCGCTGGGTAGCCCCCCGCCCACGGGCAGGGGAAAGAGGATGCCGGTGTTCTCAGGGATGGTGGGGTCTTGGTTGCGGGTGAGGAACAGGACCCGGGCCACCTGGCCCAGGCGCTCCGCGTTGATGATGAAGTCTTCGTGGCTGGTGCTGTTCACCGGTGCGCGGACCTGCTCGGGGATGAGCTGCTGGATGCGCCGGCTACTGGTGCGCTCGGCCCCACCGGCGGCACGCGTGGGGTTGACCGCGGTGAGGCTGACGGCGTTGCCCTGGATGTCGGTGAAGGACCCGTCGATGCGCCGCAAGCTGCCTGCCGGTACGTTGCCCGCCGTACCACCACCCGTCTTGTAGACGACCGTGATGGTGCCCGTGGGCACGGCGCCGTTCACCCCGTTACCGAACCGCAGCCGGGCCCGGTCGTTCTCGTCGACGCTGGCGGTGTAGTGCCGGTCACTGCTGGTGCTGGCGAGGAAGTTGGGCACTTGGATGTAGGGACCGTTGCCCGCGTTCACGATGGCCGTGTTGTCGATGTACCCCCGTTGGGACAGCGGCACGTCCTGCCCTGCCAGCCCCGTGGCGGAGAAGTTGTCCTGGGCGGGGGCGCTGTTCTCCGTGTTGACCAGCACGCTGAGCTGACCCGCAGGGATGGTGTAGCCCTCGGCGGAGGGGTGCAGCACCTGGAACACGACCGAGCCAGACACGTCCAGTGTGGCCACGGTGGACCCGTTGGGGAGGAAGACATCGGCCACGGCGGGGGCTGTCAGGGAGACGAGCACGTCGGCCGTGGCGGCCGTGGCCGTGTTAGCCACAAACCCCGTCAGCTTGGCCAGGCTCAACAGGCTGCGCCGCTGCACGGCGGTGGCCACAAAGGCTTCGCGGGCCTGGGCATCTTGGTAAAACCCCAGCACGTCCCCCACGAACGCGAACAGCTCCACCAGGAGGTTCCCGAACGTGGCCACCGCCGTGTCCGTCCAGTCCGGGTACACCGACTGGATGAGGGCGAACAGACGCGCACGGAGGCTGTCGTAGTCTTTGTCGCTGTAATCTGCGTTGGTTGCCGGGAGCATGGCGGTGCAGGGCCTTCCAGAGGGGGGTCACTTGGTGGTGGGGATGGACAGGCTCACGCCTGCCGCCAGCACGGCGCCACTGGCGTCGAGCACGTCGAACGTGAGCTGGATGACGCGGGTGTCCACGGGGCCTCCGGCCACACTGGCGGTTTCCGTGAGGTGAAGGGAACGAGGCCTGGCCCGGGGCTCCCACCGGGCCAGCGCTTGGGCCACATAGACGCGTGCCAGCTGGGCGGTCATGTCGTTGAGGGGCATGAACCGCAACCGATGCAGCAAGCTGCCAAACCGAGGGCGCCAGGGCACCTCACCGATGAACCGGCCTGATTCGTCACTGCACGCCGTGCCCAGCACCTGCCCCACGTTGGCACGCACCAGCTCCACGGCCTCGCGCACGGTGTAGTCCCCCTTGCCGTCCCGGCGGAACGGGCGTGATGGCCCCCGCGGGTTCAGCCCCAGGGTGGCGGCTACGTCTCCGGACACGGACACGCCGGCCGCTTCCGGACTCACCCCTGGGGCCAACGCCGGGGGCGGACTCAGGTTAGGGTCCAGGGGGTAAAAGAAGGGCGTGCTCATCAGGGGGCCTCGTTGCCGTCGTCGTCAAAGGCATACACGGAGAACGTGGGAGAGGCGGGCCAGCCCCCCGTCCGCAACACCCGGAACCTCCACCCCCCTGCCACACCCTGCCGCGTACTACCGGCGGCGTACCCTGGGCGGAACCCCACGCCGTTGTGGATGACCTCCTCCACACCATTGAGCAGCACCGTCACGATGACCCGCCGCACCTGGCCCGTGTCCGTGATGTCAAACCCCACGGCGGTGCTGCGCCCCAGTGGCTGGCCAGCCGCCGGTACCAGGTTGCCCAGGGTGGGGCGTTCAGCCAGGGTGGCGCCGGGTGTCAACAGGCTGACCTCCGCGCTGCTCGTGGACAGGTTCCCGGCGGCGTCCCGGGCCCGGTACCGGATGTAGTACATGATGCCCGGGCGCAACCCCTCCACCACCACGGACCCGGCTCCCGGGGCACTCACCGCGCGCACGTTGAACGGGGCGGCGGGCCGGGTGGCCACGTGAACTTCGTAGGACACGGCGGCTGGCAGGGAGGCGTCGTCCGTGGCGGCGGGCCACGACACCTCCAGCGTGGTGGACGTGAGGGGTTGCACGGTAGGGTCACCGTTCAACGTGGGTGGGGCCCCGTCCGCGGGGGCCCGGGTGGTGACCTCGGTGGTTTGGGTGTTGGTGTCCTGGTTACCGTACCGATCCGTGGCCCGCACCACGTAGGCGTACGTGCTGCTGAAGTTCACGTCCGTGTCGAGGTAGCTGCTGGTGTCTTGGACGGCAGCGAGCGGTGACGCCGCGAAGTTGAACGGGTCCCCGGCAGCCTGCCGGTACACGCTGTAGGTGTGGCTGCCGTGGTCGTAGACGTCGAACGTGGGTGCCCACGTCACGAGCACTCGGGCTGTGTTGCCCATGCTCACGTCGTAGGCCTGGGGCGGGTTGGTAAACTGCGGCGGGGCAAAGTCTGCCCCGGCAGTGCCGTCCATCGTGAGGGACGTGGGCGACACATTGGACGCCTGGTCCATGGCGCGCACCATCACGCGGTACGCTTCCCCAGGCTGGAGCCCCGTGATGGTCACGAAGTTCTCCCCAGGTGCGGTGGTCAGCATGGGTGGCAGGCTAGGGTTGGGGTTGTCAGGTACCAGCGCCCACCAGAGCAGATAGCGGATGTCGGTGGCGGCGGTGGTCTCGTCGGAGGCGGACTCCCAGGCGCAGAACAGCTCTCCCGTACCATCCTGGGAAACGTCCGCCACCCCGCCAAACGCAGGCGGTGTGACGTCCACCTGGTCGTAGAACCCCAGCACCTTCACCGTACCCCGGCGACCGTCCCGCGAGCCCGCCTTGACGGCGGGTGCCACAGGAACTTGGGTGGCGTTGTACGCAGCCATGTCAGAAGCTTAGCCCCGCCCGGCTGCTCCCAGCGCCCGGAGCCGTGGTGCCGTTCCACGGGATGGCCACGCGGCGGCGCAGTGCCGTCGTGGTGCCAAAGTAGGCGCGGTCGCGGCCCGTGTTGGAGTCCAGGCTGAGCACCCCGCCAATGGTGCCCATGAACGTGTACTGGCCCGCAAAGCAGTAGGCTGCGGCGTTTTCCGCCGTGCCCAGGAAGTGGGGCAGCTCGTTGTAGGTGACCGTTGGGAAGGCCTTGTCCGGGTTGAAGTTGCCCACAATGGTCCCCAGGTTGGAGTCAAACACGGGCAGTCCATCCACAATGACCCCGTGCACATCGATGCCCACCCCGGCTCCGCCGGCCCCTACAAGGTTGTCCGACACACGGATCCCACCGTTGGCCGTCTGCTGGCTGGTCACGGTAGGGGGGCCAAACACGATCGATGTGTTGTCCACGTAGCGCTGCAACCCGTCCACTTCCTGGAGTTGGGTGAGCATGACCAGGGGGCGGTCCACCACAAGGTCGGCCCGGGGCACGTACACGCCGCCCGTGGACAGGTAGTAGCCGCCGTCGTCCCCGGGGTCTTCCAAGAGCGCCCAGTTGTCGTCGTCGGTGGCCAGGTGAAACCGCCCTGTGAAGGAGCTGGTAGGCACGGAAGAGCTTCGGAACACCGCGGCCAGGTTGTTGCGGTTGGTGGCGTTGCTACCACCGCGGCTGTTGCACCGCGGGAAGAAGTACCCCCGCCCCCCCGTGGGGATGGTCCAGAGGTTGGCGGGGCGGGTGTCCAGTCCATTGTTGGCCGTGGTCCCGGCCCAGGGAGAGACCCACGCCCCGCCCGCACCCACACCACTGGCCATGCTCACACCAATGGACGGGATGTTGCCGTTCCACCCCTGAGCGAACCCCTCCTGAAGGATGTTCGTCCCGGCCGTGCTGCCATCGAAGAGGTGCACGTACATCTGGTACCGCGCGCTGGCGTTCACCCAATCCACCACGAAGAACGCGTTGGGCCCCAGCGGCGCGGCCCCGTCCCAGTAGTCGCTGCCCCGTGAGGTACCCCCGGGGATGGTGCCGCCGCTGTCGCCGCGGTACCACGCGATGCGAGTGTGGCGCCCCGACGTGGAGAAGAAGTCGAACAGCGTCTTGAACACCTCCTGGACACACGCCGCCGCCGGGTTGGTGGTGGACCCGGACTGAAGGTTGACACGCCCGTCGACTCGCCCGTGGGGGATCCCTGCCATGGTGTTCGCCAGGGTATCACCAGCCGCCCGGGGGTGTGCGTTACACGGGGATGGCGTCGTGAACGGTCTGGAGCGCGTCGGCCAGGGCGTCGAGGGGGGTAAGCATGGAGTTCACGCTTGCTCCGGCCTCGAAGGTGAGTGTGGGCAGCTCCGGCAGCCCGGCGATCTTGCAGAACAGGTTCAGCGTGGTGAGCAGGCGGTTGAGGGGTGCGGCGTTGTTGGCCACTACCCCGATGCTGAAGTCCACGTCCGCCTGGGCACAGTCCACCGCTGCGGTGAGGTCCGCGTTGCCCAGCGCGATGGCACGCGCCGCCGCCAGGTCCACCTTGGCCTGCGCCGCCGCAATGGCTAGCAGCTCCGCCTTGAACCCCACCACCAGCACCAGCAACACCTTCACGGTACCCTTGATGGTGATGGGCAAGCTCAGCTGGGGAATGAGCTTCTTGAACTTGTCCACCTTGGCGATGAACTTCTTCAGCGCATCCAGAATCTTGATGGGGTTCAGGGACGACACCGCGTCCAGCACGTCCACCAGCACCAACAGGGTCTCCACACCGTCGAAGATCGGTACGAACGGGGCGAGCGCCGTGTTGAGCTTCCCGAGGAGCTTGCCGGCCACGTCGCCCGGGTTAGGGAGCACGGGGCCCTCCACCTCCAGGGTAAAGCCCACGGGGACGTCGATCTTCAAGTCGAAGAGCGATTCGTCTAGCTCCAGCTCACGGCACAGGTCGTGAACGGACAGGTCGGCCAGGCGCTTGTTGGTGGTCAGGCTGGGGGGCTGGGGCAGGATGGCCATGGCGAAGGCTCACAGGGGCTTGCTACTGGGCAGGACGTTGCGTTCGTTGATGACCACCTGGGCACCGTCGAGCCGGATGATGCCGTCGCAGAGGATGCGCAGAAGCGCCGTGACCCGTAGCTCGGCGCGGCCCGCTGCCCCGTCGAAGAGCAGGTGGTCACCGCTCTTCTTGTCCTCCACGTAGAACTTCTCTTTGCCGGGGCGGTCGTCGAAGACCATGACCCAACGCGCCGTCTCATACGCTTTGACCAGGGGAGCGTCCGCCGGGGGGATGTCCTCCGGTGTGCCAGGGGAAGTGTCCAGGTTGGGGGTGGCGTAGCCCCCCACGGGGCCGGGCGTCTCGCGGACGCCGCTGGGGCGGCCCCAGGCCCCGGGGAGGTAGTGGGGTTTGTCGGGGTCACCGCCGTTGAAGAACAAGCACACTTCGGCGCCCACGTCGGGGGGGTCG